CATACAAAGCACCATAATGAGGAAGGTAAGTTTCAAAGTAAAAACTTCTACCAGGAATAGATTTTGCAGTAACCCAGACACCTTTTACAAATTCCCCATGTCCATCTTGAAGATCTCTTAAATATTCTTTTCTAACCCACACATCTACGGAAGGTAAATTGCAAATAAGAGCCGACATTATGATTTAGCATTCAGTTTACCAGCATTCTTATTTCTAGGATAAGATCTGTTTTTGGAGGCATCTACAACTTTTAGTTTACTATTTTTATTCATGGCATTGCCACCTACATGATGTACATCTTTACCATCACCTACTTTAACCTTACCTTGACGCATCATTTGTCTACGAGCTAAGTTTCGATTAGCTCTCATCTTCCTACGTTCTGGAGATTCATTTGCGTATTCTTGTTGATAATTCCTAGTGTATGCCATTAATGCATTGTCTCCTTTGGTATTTCTTTGATGTCAACTAAAGGTTCTGACATATAACTGTCGTGATAATCTCCAAAAAAAGTATGACTTCTCATGTGAGTTTCTTTAACAATTACTCCGTCTTTTATTTTTAATACAATAAACTGTTGCATGATTATTGTATCGTCATCTTTTTTTTCTATTGCTCTCTTGAATGGACCTTCTTTCATTATACAATTCCTTTCGTATAGCCACCTGCTCTTGTGTATGTTAGTACATCTTTTCTATTTGCATTATCATTTACATAAGATACATGAACCCATCCAGAGTTTGGCTCTACACCATCCCAGCATTCTAAAATCAACTGATCAAAATTTAAATTATTTTCTATATATTTCGCCAAGTCATAATTACTTACACCATAGATTTCTATGTCTGCCGCTTCTCCATCACAATGTTGTGAGGTTGATTTTGAGCCGATGGCTTCGCACAAGGCAACACTTCGATAACCCGAGTTAATCATAACTGGCTTACCAAAAGCAGATCTAATTCGTTCTAATATATTATGACACAACTCTACCATTGCTATAGTATGTATTTCGTTTGGATTATTTTGTATACCTTTTCTTTCGGCAGTCTGTGATTTAGTGAATTCTATTAATGAAAAGTTGTCTGATAGTTTCATCCTATATTCCTTTGTCTCTCTGCAATGACTCGATCATTGGGGTTCAGTAATGTGGCTAGCCTAGTGTTTATATCTCTCGCTACAGGAGAGGTTTGACTAGTCTTTACAACAGGAGTTGTAGGAGTATTTGTTACCACAGGCTCGGATGTTTGTACAGGATCTTGTATTTGTACTTCAGAGACATCTTCGATTTCTTCTACGGGTTCTATTGGAATACCATCAAAAGAATTATATAATTCCTCTAACTCGTCTTCTGGCATAATGTGCCCTTTTTCTTCAGCTTCTATAAAAGCATCTCGACTTGGAAAAAAAGGTATGTAACTGTTTTCAATAATAGAACCTATTTCTCTATTTCCCACGCCTTCTTTTTTGAATCTTTCTATAACTTGATCTTCTGTAGCTCCCAGTGCTTGTAATGCTAAAAAATCTTTTCTAGCTTTTCTAAATGACCTTAATCTTGCTCTATTAGCATCAGTCCATGCGGTTATAAATTCGTCTGATGTTACAACGGCTCTATTATTTATTCTGTTGAACAGGGTAGCAGCCGTGGATCGATTTGCTTTGAATTCTTGTGCCTTAAATATACCCAATCTATCAGGGTCAAATGTTTGTGTGTTTACACCAAGAGTTGCTCTAACCATCTCTCCAACTCTTGTGTATTCTCTTCCTGTGCTTGGTTCTTTTGATTCTGGATCTGTTATTCCACGAAGAAACCTACCCATTTCTATATCATCTACTCCAGCACCTGTTGGAACACGAAAAGGTGAAGCACCTGGTGTCATTCCTTCTAACACATGAATAAAACTTTTTTGAAATTTAGAACCTAAAGAATCTCCACCCTCACCAGTTTTATATATTCTTGCACCCGTTTCAGTTGCACCACCTCTACCACCGAGAATTGTTTTAGGTGCAATATCTAATATTTTTGATGTTATTATTGACTCATCAAAGAAAGGTTGAAAAATCTCACCGAAACTTTCTTCTGCTGCATTTAAAACTGTTTCGATACCATCTCTTTCTAGTTTACCATCTCTATTTAAACTTCTAAGCAAGGCTGTAAAAGGTCTAATTAAAACATCATATGGGTTAGTGTGACTAAAATCATATATCTCTAAATTACCATTTTTATCTCTACCAACAGGCACTAGTGTAGAGTTCTTTTGAAAGGGTGCAGCTAAATCTTGAACTGCTTGCATTTCTTCTTCACTTGTTCCTGATAAGCTCATTCCAACTTCTTTGACAGTTATAGGCAGTGCAATAAATGTAGTTAAAGATCCCATCAATCTTCGCATACCCATTTCTCTAACCTCTGGTATGTTACTGCTTAATTCTTTTACTGCTGTTTCTAAGGTATTAAATCCTGTTCTAATTATTTCAGCAGGGAATGATACGAAGTTTCCAACAGGTAATTGTCTAAATGATTTTATAGCTTCTGATGTTAGATCATAGTTAGGTACATGATTTCTTACAATATCTCCTGCAAAATCCTCCATGCTTTTACCACCTAGATGAATATCATCAAACTCTTTTACAAAAGTTTTAGCTTCATTTGCATCACTAGCACTAGCTATGTATCTAGCTCGTGCTGTCTTTAATTTATTCAATTCAAATTGATAATTATATATTTTCCAAATATCGTCTTCACCCTTGTATGCGTCTTCCATCTTTTTTAAAAATTTCCCACCTGCTCTGGTAAACTTTCCGCCAAGATTAAAAATCATGTTTGAATCATTTGCAGTAGTCGTAAGATTAGAACCATCTCCAGTTTTTGGATTTTCATATCCCACGCCTTTACGCAAGTTTGCTTGTAGTTCTCTAAGTTCTGCCTGACTGCCTATTATTCCTCGTCTTTGTAAATCAGCTAAAAAGGCAACTTGCTCTTCGTCAGATCTTCCTATCAAATCATTAAAAACATATCGTAAGGATTCACCAAGATTCGCACCTCGACCTACATTACCCTGTGCTAAAGCGAATAAAGAAGCAGATGTTACATTACGAACATGTGTAATTGGAGACAAAATAGTTTTTGAATATTGTGAAAATCCTTTTAACCAAAGAAACTTACCATAAAGTTGTCTTGCGACATGACCAAGATTGTTCGTGTCATTTACCACCATGTTTGACATACTTTTCCACATATTAGTAGGTATGGCTATGCCGTGCATTGCACCAAAGGGTGTTTCACTAAGACTTAAATCGTCACTTTTTCCAGAGGCACTTTGTCTGCCTAAGATGTAACTGTTTCCTCCACGATCTGACTTTAGAAACTGCTCATACTGAAAATCTGACATTTCATTTGTATTTCTAAAAATAGAGTTTTTACCGTTTTTAGCTATGTCTTCATCAGCAATTTTTCTTAAACCACTGTAAAAAGTATCAGTAGCATTAAACTGAGCAAATTTTGTTATTGTGCCAACGTAAGATTCTTTTAAATTTTTAACCTCTCCAAATATTTCTTTAATTGTTGGTAAGTCTATTTGTTTATTATTAATAAGAGTCGTTGGTATTTTTTGAATAGCTGAGTCAACAAAAAATTTATTTTTATTACTTCTAGCAATTTTTTGTCTTTGTTTTTGATGATCATAAACTAAATCTATATATTTTTTAACTTGATCTGCCGTAGGAGCTTGAAACTCTTTACCAACTTGAGCATCATAGCTTAGAAGATCTAGTTCATCTTGATCTGCCTTAGACAGACTTTGACCTTCAAAATCTAAATCTTTTTGTGTTTTTAATAGTTCATCTCTTCTAGGTCTAAAAGTTTTAGTCATGTTCAAATACATTTTTTGCATAGTTTTTTCATCAAACATATTTTTGCCTTTGGCAGCTAAACCAGTAAACTCTATGTTTTCTAATTTACCTGTTACTGAATCAATCTTTAAACCTTCTTTTCCAAACTTATAGCCAAACATTTGTAATACATTATTAATTGTATCGTCTGTTAGCTTGTAATTATTATCTTCCATTATTCTATAACGAGTCACAAAAAAACCTTTTTTGTGAGTGCCGTCTGGTTTTATAATACTTTCTTCAATAGACCTAATAATATCTTCTTTTATGGGC